TTAAAAAATATAGAGGTCAAGGTAGATGATAAAGAAACACCAAAGTAACTTGCAGGAAGAAAGAACATTCTTCAAACCATTTCACTATCCATGGGCATACGAAGCATGGTTGAAGCATGAACAAAGTCATTGGATGCATAGTGAAGTTCCAATGGCAGAAGATGTTAAAGACTGGAAGAACAAATTAACAGCAGAACAAAAACAATTCCTTACACACATTTTTAGATTCTTTACACAAGGTGATATTGATGTGGCAGGTGGTTATGTTAAAAACTATTTGCCATACTTCCCACAACCAGAAGTAAGAATGATGTTACTTGGTTTTGCAGCAAGGGAAGCACTCCACGTTGCAGCATATTCACATTTGATTGAAACACTTGGTCTACCAGATGTTATGTACAATCAATTTTTAGAATATGATGCAATGAGACAGAAACATGATTATATAATTGATATTGCACAACAAAATACAACAAAAGAAAACACAGCAAAGCATATTGCTGTATTCTCTGCGTTTACAGAAGGTATGCAGTTATTCAGTTCATTCATTATGTTACTAAACTTCCCACGCCAAGGATTGATGAAAGGTATGGGACAGATAGTAACATGGTCTATCGTTGATGAAACAATGCATACCGAATCAATGATTAGATTATTCCGTACATACATTGAAGAAAACAAAGAAATATGGAATGACCAACTCAAATCTGACATCTATACTATTGCAGAGAAAATGGTTACACTAGAGGATCATTTCATTGACTTAGCATTTGAAATGGGTGAGATGCCAGGGTTAACTGCTGATGAAGTTAAAACATATATTCGTTACATTGCAGACCGTCGTTTGATTAGTCTTGGTCTTAAAGGTATATTCAAAGTTAAAAAGAATCCATTGCCATGGGTAGAGGAGATGATTAATGCACCAACACATACGAATTTCTTTGAAAACAGATCCACGGATTATGCTAAGGGGGCGCTATCCGGAGATTGGGTGGACGTTTGGGGTAAGGCTGCGTAATGGAATTAGTCTATCTACTGATAGCAACTCACATAACAATCCTATGTGTCACCCTGTTTCTTCATAGAGGGCAGGCACATAGGGCTGTTACCTATCATCCAATTATAACTCACTTCATGCGATTCTGGTTGTGGTTAACGACTGGAATGGTAACAAAAGAATGGGTTGCAATCCATCGTAAGCACCATCGTTATTCTGACATAGATGGTGATCCTCATTCCCCACATGTATTTGGTATCTGGAAAGTATTCCTAGGTGGTGCGTTATTATATACCAATGCATCAAAAGATAAAGATATGATCCAACAGTATGGTGCAGGTACACCAGATGATTGGATAGAACGAAATGTTTATAGCAAATTTGAAGTGCATGGTGTTCTACTATTATTGGTCTTAAATACACTATTGTTTAATGGATGGGGTATTGTAATCTGGTTGATACAGATGGCATGGATACCATTCTGGGCAGCAGGTGTAATCAATGGTATTGGTCATTGGTTTGGTTATAGAAATTATGTGACTAAAGATAAATCAAGTAATATAGTTCCTTGGGGTATAGTTGTTGGTGGTGAGGAACTACACAATAACCATCATTCATCTCCTGCAAGTCCAAAACTAAGTAGTAAATGGTATGAATTCGATATAGGTTGGTTTTGGATACGAGTATTCCTACTATTAAAATTGGCACAATTGAACAAGGAGAACATGGTTGGTTATAGACGATGAATCCTTCAGAAAAACTGAAGCAGAAACCGACGAAATACCAGAAGCTAAGGCAAGATATGACATTTGTAGGGAATGTGATAGTTTATCCATTATAAGGCTATGTAAGGAATGTGGATGCTTTATGCCTCTAAAAGTTCGAATAAAATCAGTCACTTGCCCGCTTAAAAAATGGTAAAAGTCGGTTCTTGGGAGTTTTATGCATTAACTGTATCAATAGTCGTTTTTATATTTGTTGTATGCCATTATTGGGACAAGTATGATAAGTATAAACAAATCAAAGCACTAGATAAAATTCGATCTAAATAGGCATTTAAAGGAGTAATCCATGAAACGCCTATTATTTTTTGTAATGGCATTATTAATGGTGTTGCCAGTATATTCAGCAGAACAATATCGTTTACCTTTTGTAGAAATACAAGACGGCCCAACTAAAATTCCATTTGTCCAAAGTGAGTGGGTTCTCGGAGCAGAGAGAGCCGACTGGTTATTGTACCTAGAAAAAGGAATGTTCAAAGAGCACAAGGACATGTATGAATTTCATGCTGCCACATTATACAAGAAGCCATACTATAGTGAAGCAATTAAGTCTGAAGTAAGCAAGATATATACTTACGGAGTTTTAAATTGTCAAGAAGCCAATCTGTATATTTTGTTTGAGTGGTATGTGGATCCCGATGATACATTAATTTTCAGAGGATCGCACGAATATGGTGCATACACGGTTGAAATGTTGACTCCAACAACAGCAAGAAATGATGTATATAACCAGATATGTAAGGAAAGAGTATGAAAAAATTGTATGCCATAGTAGGATTTTTATTCTTATGTTTGTTTTTACCAGTACAAGCAGCAAAAACACCAGAGGGTGTAACATATGAAGCAGTTATCCTTCGTGTTAGTGATGGTGACACCGTAGTCATTGCTGCACCATTTTTACCGCCACCACTCAAACAAGAATTGGCTGTTCGTGTTTTTGGAGTTGACACACCAGAAAAAGGATTTAGAGCTCAATGTCCACAAGAGGATCAACGTGGTCAAGCAGCATCAGCATTCACCAAAAATCTAGTTGCTAAATCGACTAAACGTCAAGCGACACTATATGGTTGGGACAAGTTCGGTGGACGTGTACTAGGAGATATTATTCTAGATGGTCAAAGTCTCCGTGCTCAATTAATTGCAAACGGTTTTGCTCGTGAATACTTCGGTGAGGCAAAACAGTCTTGGTGTAACTAAGGAGAGTTCAATTGGTAAATATAGATCATACTTGTGATGCATGTGGTTCGGAGTTCAGTATACGTTATGAACCAGAGGATACTGAAACGGATCCATCACAATGCCCATTCTGTGGTGAATATATGCACATACCAGATGATGCATATGAGGATGATGAGGACGATGAATGACATGGCTTTATGAGCATGGTTTAGATGAATTCGATGAATCCCACATTGGAGACAACGTGGGATTTGTTTACATGATCGAAAATCTAGATACAGGGAGACGATACATTGGACGCAAATACTTTAGTAAAGCTGGTTACCGTCAAGTCAAAGGAAAAAGAAAAAAGATCAGAAAGCCGTCCGACTGGGAAACCTATTACGGCTCCAACGAAACACTTAAAGCAGAAGTAAAAGAACTAGGGGCAGATAGATTCGAAAGGACTATCCTGCATCTATGCAAATCAAAATCGGAATGCTCATACTGGGAAACCTATGAGATATTCTCACGCCATGCCCTATTGAGTGACAATTATTATAATGCATGGGTATCCTGCCGCATACGTAAAGATCACCTGAAAAAGACCTAAAAAATTGTGCCTTGCAACATGAAAAATACTATATATTAGTATAGGAGGCGCAATGCTAAACAAATTGATAGACTGGTTCACAAGACCACAAATTTCTGAGATAGAACAATATATCTCGGCACACAATCCAAAAAATACTGCTGACGTAGAGCAATTAATTAACGAATTCAACTACAAAAGGAAACTACAATGTTATTAAACACACCACAATTCCCTACATTTTATACATTTAATGATGTAGTTCGTAAAACAGAAAATGCAGCAATTAAAACTATTGAACTACAAAAAAATATAAATGAACTCACTATTGCCTGTTTAGATTCATTGACAGATGGATATTTAACTACATATACAAAGAAGATGTCCACTTTCAACACTAACATGGCTGAAGATGCAAAGAAATTCATTCAAACGGGTACGCAAACTGTATCTGGAAATGCTAAGTAAATCAAAGTCTTGGTCGCCCATTGCAAGGAATGGATGGGCGATTAAATTCTCTACCGTTGGTGATGATATCCTGCTGATATTTTTCTCCCAATACACTTCCCAAACCATCATCCGTCATTTTAACAATGAGTCCGATGCTGTTCATTTTATTAATTTTATGTTAACCTGTGATTCTACTATCCACACAAATTTTGCCTAATTAGTAACAATCCGTTGTATTAATACAACAAATCCTATCATTACCGCTTGACATTATGGCCCTGACCTGCCATAATAGTAACATGATAAAGAAAAAGCGAAATGACCGAAATTACGTTATCTATCTGGTAACATGCCAAGATACTAACGATACCTATATTGGTGTCACGGTGGCAACAGGACGTGCCTTTTTGAAAAGTGTTAAAATACGCTGGCAAAAACACGTTTCACGTGCCAAATGTGAAACAAAAAACTGGAATCTTTGCAAATTTATAAGACGTAACAAAGATGCAACTTTCACCTATGAAATATTAGAGGTAGTTCGTGGTCGGAAAAATGCCTATGCGGTAGAACGTGGTTACATTTATGACAATGAACCTACATTGAATACGTTTTAACCGAATGTTCCGCTTGACATTAATATCCCATCCCTGTATAATGATTGTATTGAGTGAGAATTAAGGAGAAAAAAATGCTAGTGCGTGATTTGATTGCCATTTTGGCAAATGTTGATCCTGATCTGGATGTGCGTATGACAATGAACATGGAATATGATGGTACTGTAGGATCGGTATATATTACCGGTGATTCCCTGTATTTTGACGATGTTCCTTCCATCGATGGTGTGGGTGATACCATGCTGTATTCTGTATAATAGGAGAAAAAAATGGCACAAGTTATTAGTTATGCGGATGCTCTTGAAATGTATAATGAGATGCTGAACGATTGTAATCCGACAATCAAGGTATGTGGTATTGAATTTGATCCTGCTTATGCGTTGAAGGAATTAGATCCTATCGCATACAATGTAGGTTTTAGTGATTTTTGTGCCGATTTAGAATCGGACGATATTTTCGTAGGAGATGAATATTATGTCTAAAGAAATTTTTGGTATGTCCGAGAGTGACATCCGTGAGCAGTACATTAACAGCATCACCGCACGATTAAGCGGGTTGGAGATGGTAGTTGCTGGTATCCTGAGTGATTGTCAAGAGGAATTGGCTGCTGCTGATAAAAATGAATTTAGAGACCAAAACAGTTTCGAAGCAAAGCGCCGAGAGCGTATCCGTAAGCAATTAAACGTAGCCAAGTTCATTCTGTTTGAGATGATGGACCTTGAAAAAATTGATGAGCGTTAGGAGTAAATGATGGAAAAACTTTTATGTAATCGGATCCGTACTCCCGACGGTACGATTCTAGAATCCATGCACCGGCATGACTACGTAACCTATATCGATGCGAACGGCAAAGAATATATGGTCGATGGTGGATTGGATTATCTCCGTCGGAATATTCATGATGATGCACCCTATGAGGAATTGTCGTTATATTCTGGTGCATACCACCAGTTGATTCGTCAAGTATTCAAGTGGGGAACACGTGGCAAAGATGGTAAACAACCACTAACATGGCTTGTACTCCAAGATATGGCAACCGATCATATCGAAGCAATACTTGAAACACAAACCCACTTGCGTGACCACATTCGCCAAGTTTTTGTTAATGAGTTAAATTTTAGAGGAAATCAAAATGAGTGCATTTAAGGATATGTTGATTGACATTCAGGAATCTATTGAACGTGGTACATTGTCGTACCAACAAATTGCTAACATGTATGGTCTGCCCGTCAAGGACGTCATGCTGATAGCAGAGGAATTGATGGACCAATATGATGATGCTCGGTATGACGATTACATGGACGGAGATTTTGATAGTGCCATGGCATCGGCAGGCATGGGTACTGACGAGGACTATGGTTATTATGGCATGGAGGACGAATAATGTTTATTGCCAAACCTAACCTAAATAATACCATGGGCACAGCCGAGTTCCCTACTGAAAAAGAAGCCATCGAGTATCTGGAGAAATATACAGGCATCGAGATGGACTTTGAGGTAGTGCGAAGAAAAGACAAAACCACCGGTAAGACCAAGGTGATATCACGCACCTCGGACTGGTATTTACTAGGAAAATTAACCAAAGCCAATGGATGACAACCAAGACGACCTCAAGAAACAACTTGCGGCACATAAACCTAAAAAGAAAAAACTAACAGTACCAGAAGGATTCCTCGAGGAAGCAAAATCATACGAGGGTAAACTGATGGCTGTCAAGATTATTGCGGAACGTGAAAAGGATCGAGTTCTTTTGATGATTAAAAAGATGCTCGAACCACCACCTCCACAAAAGAGAATAGAACCAACGCTAGATCCGATTAAACCTAAAACTCCACCAAAGAAAAAATGAACTACGGAATATACAGTAACAATTTTCAAGGCGACTATAAGCGAGTGCTGACAGTATGCTCAGCCAATATGCTGAGGTCACCTACCATAGCCCTTGTGCTATCAATGGATCCTTACAATTTCAATACTCGGAGTGCTGGTGTTGCGGGTTTTGCATTAATTCCAGTAACGGATGAACTATTATTCTGGGCTGATGAAATTGTTTGTGCTGATACTGAACATGCAACCGCAATCAATGCAAAATTAATGAGTTTAAATCTGGACAAACCTATCGTTAATCTGAGAATTCCAGATAATTATGAGTATAGGAATCCTGATTTGATCGAAATGATTAAAAGACGCTACGATAATTGCACAGCAAAAGAGGTATAATTATGTTC